CGGGCGGCGCGCGATCGCAGTTGATGGCGCACCTGAAGATCGAGACGATTCAAACGTTGAAGCAAACGATTCCGAAAAAGACGCTCGTACAGATCAAACTCTAGCAGCGTCAGCTGCTCGCAATGCGCCAGAGATAACAAAACCACGTCGCAAACGTCGCCCTGTGACACCCACGCGCAAGCGTGCTCGACGTTCAGAAAAGACGACAGGCTAGAAGCGCTGTCGGCCGAGACAGGGTCGCCGCGGCGACTCCTCCGGGAAATTATCTTAATGCGATTGATTGGCTGCGCGGGTTAATTCGCGCCACGCTCCGGCCGCGGCCGCGGATCCGGATGTTCGAATGGATCGACAAGCACGTCGTCATTCCGGAAGAAAGCGGCGGACCGTGCACGGGGCGGATGCGCACGTCGCGCTGCCCGATCTTCCGTGGCCTCTACGATATCGTTCAGCAGCGGTTCGTTCATTTCTTCACGTTCTGCGCCAGCGCGCGAATCGGGAAAACGCTTTTTGCAATCTGCGTCGCGTTGTACTGGATCGCCGAAAGATTCGGCTGGGCGATCTGGCTGGATCCCACCAGGTCTAGCGCATCGAAGTTTGTCCGGAGCGAGCTGGATGAATTTTTACTGCAGTGCGAGCCGGTCCGCGCGCTCGCGATCGCGCCGCCGCCGCACCCGGCATCGCGCAAATTCTGGACCACGCTCGTCAAATCGTTTCGCGGAAAATTCCTGCGCATCATCGGCAGCGGCGCCGAAGCGGATCTGCACGGGTTCAACGCCGAGCTCGCGATCGTCAATGAAAAAGACCGTTGCCGGCGCAGCATCCATCGCGACGCAGCCAGCGACGACAAGATCATCGCGCGCACCAAACTGTTTTCGGCGTCCCGGCTGATTCTGGAAAACTCGACGCCAGGTGAAGGCGGCGAGCTATCACCTACCTGGCAAACTTTTCTCGCCCGCTCGCAGCGTTATTGCTATCTGCCGTGCCCGCACTGCAGCGCAGAAAAGACTTCGCGCAGCGAAGTGACTACAGCATTCGTCCCGCCGTCCTGGGATGACGTCGAGCCCGGTCGATCGCCGCTTTCGTACGATCCAAATTTAGCCGGCTGGCAGCGGCTCACGTTTTTCATCGAGAAAAAGCTGGTTCCGTTCGATGAAAATCACGTCCCGTTTCCGAAAGGAACGGCGCGCGAGAAATGGCGCGAAGAAACGACCGGCCAATTCAAGTTCAGCCAGTTCGCGATTTACGAAGATCGCCCGCGCATCGACGACCCGACGAAAACCGAAAAGGTAAAAATCGGGTACGACATCGACGCGCTCGAGCGCGGCGCCACATACGAGTGCGCGCATTGCAAAAAAGAAATCCAATGGACCGACCTGCTCTGGATGGAAGATCGGTTCTGGTGGGTCAAACACAATCCGTTCGCGCCGGCCGACAAAGAAAGCGCGCACGCCTGGTCCGCTTACAACCCGTTTGAGTACTGGGGTCTCATCGCAAAGGAATTCGTCGAAGCCAAGGGCGACGTTTCCGCGCTCGTTAAGTTTTGGAATTTCACGCTCGGCCTGCCGTACGCGCGCGCCGGCGTCACGATCAAGGAAGACGATCTCGATCGCGTCATTGCGCGCACGCCGATCCGCTACGTGCAAGGCCAGCTGCCGCTCGAGCCCGAGCTGCTCACGATCACCGTCGACGTCCAGGAGCACAGTTTTTGGTGGGGGATCCGCGCCTGGGGAATTCTCTGGGATCATCCCGATTGGCCGACGTGGTCCGCGCTCATCGATTGGGGCGAAGCCGTCAGCTGGCAACAGATTCTCGAATTTTCCGGCCTCGCGCCGATGCAGAATGGGAAAACGCGGCAATTCGTTTGGGATCCCGCTTCAACGCTTCAACGCTTTAACGCTTCAACGACTCGCGCCCGTCGCGAGTACATCGTCACCGCGGGCCTCGTCGATTCCGGCGACGGCGATAAAACGAAAGAAGTTTATGAGTTTTGCCTGGCTAACTCCGAAATGTTTTCGCCGTACAAAGGCGGCGACGCCAGCCGCACGCGCGGCAACACCATCAGAGTTGCGCCGATTCTCGATGGCAAGATCGATCTCATCTGGGCGTGGTCTGATTTCTTCGCGGCAAATCTTTATTACGATTGCATCAAGAACGGCGCCACTCTTACCGGGCCACTCTACTGGTGGTTGCCGACGAACATCGACAAACATTATCGCGAACAACTCACCGACGAATTTTACGGCGAGATCGACGGCAAGAAAGGTTTTCATTCTCGCCGAAAACTGAATCACCTGGGCGACATGGAAAAAATGCAGCGCGTGTTGGCGCCGACTATCGAAGAACGGCTCGACCAGGTGCGCGCAGAGCGGAGAGAGGAACTCGCCGCCGAAGAAGCCAAGAAGCAAAGCTGACGGCCGCGTAAAAGTCCGGCAGCTGCCGGACCACGCGGTCCTAACCCCGACTGAACGCGCAGGGCGATCGGTCGGATACGTTCCCGCGCGCCAGTCGTAAGACTCCGGCGCCGTCCAAGTCAAAGCACTTTCGTTTTGACACTCGCCTGAGTGCCAGATGAGTCTCTTCAGGCTAAATCTCACAGAATACACTCAGGCGCTGGTCGACTACGCGACGCAGATCAATGACGTGCAGCCTCTCGTCCAGCTGCGCGATGCGCTGTTCCTAAAGATCAACACCGGCGACGGCAAAACGCTGATCACCACTTCCCCGATCGGAAAGACATTCGAGTGGCAGGTCACGATGACCAACGAAGAGCAATTCTCGGCCGTCGTTTCGGCGATCAAAACCTTCAACGGCGAGGCCGGCGATTCGCCGGTCACGTTCATAGACTTCTCGCGCATCGACACGCGCAATCCCAACTCGCTGCCGCTGGATCCACTTCTCTACTAGCCCATGCCTGCTGTAAAAAATTGGTGGCCGTTTTCGTGGGTGGGGTTTGGCAGCCGCGCGTTTGCCGAAGCAATCGACGGTTCTCTTGATCGATCGAATCTACGGTTTTTGATTCCGCCCGATTCGCGCTTCTACATCAACCGGCGCACCCGCAAAGCTCTGAACGATCATGCGGAATGGGCCTGGCAAAATTTTGGTGTAGTGAAAGAAGGCGTCGCAGGCATCGCTCGGCACACGATCGGAAAAGGCGTCTCGCTGCAACTGGACAGCGAGGACATCGAATGGAACACCGCGGCCGAAGCAGACTTTGAAAATTACGCGCTGACTCCCGATCGCTGCGATCTCTCCGGGCGCAGAAATTTCTACGAAGCGCAGACCACCGCGATCGAGCAGCGCATGATCCGCGGCGAATTCTTCTGCGCGAAAACCGAGAATCCTGAATGGGGCACGCCCGGCAATCCAGAGCCGTGTTTTCAGTTGTATGACAGCGAGGAAGTCGGCTCACCGGTCCCGCTGGTTGTCGGCACAAATCCGATCTTTGACGGCGTCGAGGTCAATCAAAATTCCAAGGCCACCGCGTACTGGACGCGCGACATTTTAGGGCATTACGCACCGATCCCTGCGGCGCAGATGATTCATTGGTATAAGCCGCACGCGGTTAATCAAACGCGCGGGATCACCGATTTCGCGCAGGCCGTTAATCCGCTCGTCGACATTCACGAGCTCAAAAAACTTGCGACGCGCAGCGCCAAAGCGCAGCAGCTTCTCGCGCTCGCACTCAAAGGCGTAAAGAAAAGCCGCAGGAAAGGCGCGTTCGGCGCAGTCGGCCAGGCCGGCGTGACAGACACCGGTGCACCGGATCCCAACAGCGCGCAGATCGAGAAGATGGTCGCCACCGCCGGCGGCGGAATCATTTACCTCGACGACCTGGAAGGCGACGCAAAGCTGATCACCGCGCAATCGCCGTCGCCTCTGGTCGAAGCGTTCATTACAGATCTGCTGATGCGTGACGCCTGTCTGAGCTGGGGCGTTCCGCCAGAATTTTTCTGGAACGTCGCGAAGATGAACGGCCCGAACGTGCGCTTCATTCTCGCGCGCGCTGATCTGTTTTTCCAAATACTTGGGGACCGACTATGCGATCGCTTTAACACGCCGATCGCGTTCCGATATCTCTCGCACCGCATCAAGATTCGCCGGCTGACCGAGTGCAAGGATCCGAATTGGGCAATGAAAATTGCCTGGCAGCTTCCGCCGCGCGTCACAGTCGACAACGGCAAAGAAAACCAAATCCTGATCGAGCTACTGGCCAACGGTCTGATCACGATGAGGGAATACTGCAACGCGCGCGGCCTCAATTACCGCGCCGTGATGAAGCAGTGGATCCGCGAGCCCATCGAGTTCATCAAAATGGCGGAAGCGCAGGGAGCTCCGCCCGAGTGGCTGCAACGGCTGAAAGAAAACCTTCCGCTGTGGCGCGCGCCGAAACCTGGGACTGTTGGCAGCCCCGGCGCCGATCCCAACCCAGAGGTGACAGCAGTCGATCAAAACGGGGACGAGTTGAAACAGGCAGCATGATTACGATCACACCCAACACCGCCGTCGATGACATTAAACGTCTTCGCGCGGAAAAAGAGAGGCGTGATCTTGAAGCTATTCGCGCCGTCGCGCGGCTTGCGTCGTTCCGGGACGACGTCGAACGGTTCGATCAGGTCGGGCTCCTATGCGAGACCCAGCTGCACGCTCTCGAGGAGGCATATCTGCACTACGACGACGACGAACCAAACGTCGAGCGCTCGATCGAAAACGCACACCAGCTCGAAAGGATGGAGCGCTGTTACGACGGGCTGATGAGGCAATGGGAAAACCAGCTCAAACGCATCGAGTGGGAGAGGAAACAGACCAATGCGTTACGATAAAGTTTTCACGAAACTCTTTTGCCAGCCTGTCCTGGTTGAAGCCTCATTCCGCGCCGGATTGGAAATGGCGCTGCTCGCAGTGATGCGCGGCCAGATCCCGCAGACTCCGCCCGGGGTACAAAAGATGGATCCGGAGCGCGCCGTTAAGCGCACGGACGATCTGCTCGAGATCCGCGGGCCGACAGCGATCGTGCACATCGACGGTCCCATCGACAAGAACCTGTCGGGAATGGATCGCATCAGTTTTTCAGCGACCGACCTCAACGACGTGGACAACGCGCTTGGGCGCATCGCGAAAGACAAAGGGATCGCCAACCTCATGCTGAGCATTGATTCCCCAGGCGGCTCGTTCCCGGGCGTCCCTGAAACTGCGATGCGAATTAAAATGCTCTCGAGCATCGTGAACACGGCAACGTATTTCGCGACCGGCTGCTCTGCCGCGTACTGGCTAGGCTGCATGACAGACCAAATTTTTCTTTCACCGAGCTCCGCTGCCGGCTCGATCGGATGTTACGCTGCGTTCCTGGATGAGTCGGTACAGATGTCGTTGCTCGGACTCAAGATGGAATCTTTCCAGGACGGCAAATACAAAACCGCCGGCGCACCGTGGAAACCGCTCTCCAATGACGAGCGCGATTACCTGCAGAACCGCGTTGACGAAATTGGCGCGATGTTCCGCGACGAAGTGAGCATGGCGCGGCCGCAGATCCAACGCAGCGACATGGAAGCGCAGGTATATCTCGGCGCCGACGCGGTCCGCCTCGGGTTCGCTGATCAGATCGTGGTCGGGCTCGACGAAGCGATCGCGCGCGCATTCTGACCGCGTAAAAATCGGCTGCGCCGATTCACGCGGTTAAAGCCGAGTGGAGGGCGCGAGGGCTTTTACTCGGGGGTGACACGCCGTTTCCCGCAATATGAGACTGCTTTTAACGCTCGTAAGTTTTGCAGCGCTGGTAATCGCCGCGCTTGGATCCGATTCAATTGGCCTCGATCGATCGATGGTCGATTCGGCGACCAATAACAACGTGCAGGTCCGGCTCCACGACAACGGTGACGGCACCAAATCAGTTGTGGTCTTTGCTGTGATCGTCACGCCGTCGCCGACTTCTACTG